ACCAATACCAAAGAGGCGCTGCAGCCTATCGCGGAAAAGGTTGATGCGCTGCAGGCCAATCAGCAGCAGCTTGCTGAAACACTGACCGCGAACTCCCGCGCTGAAGAAAAAACTAAACGTGAAGCGATTGCGAAAGTCCATGGCGACATCGTGGCCAACGCACTGTCAGGAGATGCTCTTGACGCGATGTTTAAAGGGCTTGGCGAGGCTGCGCCGTTGGGTACCAATTCCGCCCAACAGCCGAATGAAACCGGCGCACCTGCCGCATCTGAATACTTCAAATAAGGAGCCGGGATAATGGCACGTTATCGTCGCGTTAATATCGACGGTCAGTCTCTGTACAAGACCGAAACCCGCACTACGGCCGCAGCGCTACTTCCGGGTACCGCCGCAACCATCAACTCATCCGATGAATTCGCTCAGGCCACTGCGCTAACCGGACGCCTGTACATCATCGATGTCGGTTACCACCAGGGCCTGACAATCACTGAAGAAATCCCTGCCGGGGATTCGGCGGTAGGTAACTACGTCGAAGAAGGTCGTGAGCTGGCGCTGCGCTGCCTGCCTGGTGCGTATAAAAAAGACAGTCCGATCAAGCTGGGCACTGCTGGTCAGTTTACCCTGGCAACCGATGACACTGATTCAGTGATCGGATACAGCCAGGATGAATACACCATCGCGGCCAGCACCACCGACTTCATCCGCGTGCGCATGCGCGTTGGCACTGCCGCCGATGCTGGCGCGTAACAAAAGGACAAAAACATATGTACTTCTCAAAAGAGACGCTGGCGACTAACTCCCGCCTTGGCGGGCACTGGAATGAGCTGTGGGCAAACCGCAACATGTGGAACCTACAGAACGATTCCATCATTGCGGCTAACCGCGCGATGATGACCGCTGACATGCTGGCCTGTAACGCAGTGGGCGGCTTATCCCGTGACTTCTGGGCTGAGATTGATCGTCAGGTGCTCCAGCTGCGCGATCAAGAAATCGGCATGGAAATCGTGAACGACCTGATCGGCGTTCAGACGGTGCTGCCGGTTGGCAAAACCGCCAAGCTGTATAACGTGGTAGGCGACATCGCTGACGACGTGTTAGTAAGCATCGATGGCCAGGCGCCGTTCTCCTTCGACCACACTGACTACGCGAGCGACGGCGACCCGATTCCGGTGTTCACTGCTGGCTACGGTGTTAACTGGCGTCATGCTGCTGGCCTTAACTCTGTAGGCATTGATCTGGTGCTGGATTCGCAGATGGCGAAGATGCGCAAGTTCAACCAGAAGCGCGTTAACTACTACCTCAATGGCGATTCAAAAATTCAGGTTCAGTCCTACCCGGCGCAGGGCATTAAGAACCACCGAAACACCAAGAAGATTAACCTCGGTTCCGGTGCTGGTGGCGCGAATATCGACCTTACTACTGCCGACATGACCGCGCTCTTTGCGTTCTTCGGTAAAGGCGCATTCGGTACCACCGCACGCACGAACAAAGTCGCCGCATACGATGTGATGTGGGTTTCCCCGGAAATCTGGGCAAACCTGGCGCAGCCGTACGTGGTGAATGGCGTTGTAAGCGGCACTGTATTGCAGGCGGTTCTTCCGTTCGCACCAGTGAAAGAGATCCGCATGAGCTTCGCCCTAAGTGGTAACGAGTTCATTGCGTATGTCCGTCGCCGCGACGTAATTTCTCCTCTGGTAGGTATGGCTGTTGGCGTTGTTCCTCTGCCGCGTCCGCTGCCAAACGTTAACTACAACTTCCAGATTATGTCTGCTGAAGGTCTGCAAATCACCGCGGACGATCAAGGCCTGTCTGGAGTTCTCTACGGCGCAGACCTGGATTAAAGGGGCAACATGGCTAAATACGAAGTAGTGCGCCCTTGGTTCGGCGTGAAGACTGGAGATGTAGTTGAGATTAAAGAGCTGCATCCTGCATTGAAATCTAACGTGCGACTGATGCGCGGTGAGGCTGGCGGCCAGCTAACTCCTGCGACACCAGAAGGCGGCACCGACTCAAAATCTCGCAAAGAGGTTATCCAGGCGCGGCTGACCGAACTGGGTATTGAGTTCAAAGGCAACCTGGGCGCTGAAAAGCTTGGTGAGCTGCTGCCAGACGGTGAGCTTGAAAAACTGTTTCCTGCTGAATAACAGCCGCCGCTAAGGCGGTTTTTTTATGCCCTCTCCGGAGGGCTTATCAGAGGCTCGCATGATTACCACAGAACAGGCCAGGGAATATCTGAAGTCAGTCGGTATCACGCTGCCTGATTTCATCCTGCAAGCTCTTGTTGACCAGGCTAACAGCATTCAGGAATGTCTTGACGCTCATTACCCTGCATCTACTGCGCTGCTGATTCAGCTTTACCTGCTGGGGCTGATGGGATTAGGGCAGGGAGATAAATATGTCTCTAGTCATACTGCGCCGAGCGGGGCGTCAGAATCATTCCGCTATCAGTCATTCTCCGACCGCTGGAAGGGCTCGTTAAATCTGCTGCGTGGTCTGGATAAATATGGCTGTGCCACTTCACTGATTCCTGCCGACCCGACAGCAACACCTGCTTTTGCTGGTATCTGGATCGCGAAGGGTGGCTGCATGTGCGGAGATAAGTGATGACATGGGTATCCGTAAGCGTCCGGCTGCCGCGCTCGTTCACCCGCGTATGGGTGATGACTGACACCGGGCGGGAAACTACCGGCCACGTTAAATCGGACGGCGAGTGGTTCATCAACTGCCCGCGCATCCGGGCGACCGGCGCGAAGGTGCTGAGGTGGAAGGAGTGAAATATGGCAACTATCATGGCCAGGAAGATTAAAGGAATTGCTTACGATGTTAAATGCTGTATCGCTGGGAAGGATGAGCAGTTTACCGGGGAGACAAGCAATCCTAATTACATCGAACTGTTTTTGAGTGTCACAAATGGCAACCCATCCTCGTTATTTATTCCTGTCGGAAACGACCGGTATATAAGCGTCAAAACCATCGAATCAATATTCATTACGAAATTGCTTGAGGACTGATATGTCGGCAACCGCGAACTGGTCCTATACCGCCACGGCTACCATCTGGCGCAAGCTGGAAGGCAATGACGAATATGGCGATCCGCTGGGCTATGCCGAGCCAGAGCAAATCCTCTGTGATTACGAGGGCGGGCTCAGCAAGAAGTTAGCCAGTCTGGGCGCTGAAATCGTCGTGAAGAACACCGTATGGACGGAGTTTACGCTGGCGGCCGCTGGTGATTACCTGCTGATTGGTGTATCGACCGAAGCCGACCCGGTTGTCGCCGGTGCTGACGAGGTGCGGCAGGTTATCCGCTACGCCGACACGTTCGAGCGCCTGGCGGATGATTATGCGATACTAACTGGCATCTAATCCCGGGAGGCTTTATGGATATCGACCTGCTCACCATGTCTATCTCAGCGCTGGCGGTGGCTATTTCTGTGTACGCCGCCTCGCCGGTACGCATGAAGAAATTTAATCCGCCAGAGCGTAAACATCGTGATCAGCCTCCACCCGAGGTGAGAAAGCTCATCGAGAACGTTGATGAGCTTGAGCGGATAGCAAAAAGTCTTTGAACAGGTCGCTACGGCGGCCTTTTTTATTGCCTGGAGAAAGCCATGGGCATCAAAGTGAAGGGCATCAGCCAGGCGAAGAAAAACCTTAATGCTCTGGTTGGTGATATTCAGGGGAGAAAGGTCGTCAGAGCCATGCAATCAGCTTTGATTATCGGCGGATCTCAGGCGGCGCTCTATACCCCGATCGATACATCAACCCTCATAAATAGCCAGTTCCGCGAGATTACTGTAAATGGCAATCGCGTGACGGGCCGGGTGGGTTATTCAGCTAACTATGCTGCATACGTCCATGACCCAAGCGTACCTCAGAACTTCCGCCGGGCGACGGCCAGGAAGGAGTTTTTAACCAAAGGGTTTGAAGACATGCAGCGACAGATTGATGCTGTGATCGCCAAGGAAATGTCTCTATGAATCCTCCTATGTATCAGCGAGTCAGGAACATGTTTGGCGATGCCGGGCTTACTACCGGTTTCCTGGTTCAGCTTCTTAATTTCAATGACCCGAATGACCTTTCGAAAGCGATTATGGTGTTCAGACCAAATGGCGGAACCCCCATCAGAAACGACCTCGGGAACGATAACTATGTCCTGGTCGATGTGATCGGCGCAAAGGACAAAAACCAGGCGGCGGCAACGGCAGCTCAGTCAATCCTTGATTACGTTCAGGAAAATCCTCATGCAGACGAATGCGTGGGTAAGATCGAAAACATGGGCGCTTACCCAACTCCAGTGACGACGGAGGAGGGGAGGGTTGTCCTGAGATTACAGTTTGCCTGCACTTTCGGGGACTGAAGAAAAATCATCAACACAAGGTCGCCATCTGGCGGCCTTTTTTTATACATAAAAGAGGTCAAAGATGGCTAATTGCCAAAACTCCAACGAAAGGGTATTCGGCTCGGCAACAGTGCTGGAGCTGGCCTATGGTTGCCCAGATGCCCGGCCTACAGAAGACGACTGGAAGGCTCTCGGTGCGGGAACCAGTAAGGGTCTGGATTTTGCTCCGAACTCGGTCACCTCTGATGCAGACGATACTGCGGGATGGGTAGAAAACATCATCACCAATGCTGACGCGACAATCAGTTTTGATGGTGAAGTGCGTAAACACGACAAACTTGACCAGTTCGGCTACGGCAATCTGGTTAAGTATTTCACTGATGAGATCAATGCCAAGCGCCAGCCGACGCTGTGGGCGCGTATCGCTATCGGTCCAATCGAGTTCTCCGGCTATATGGTGATTTCTAACCTTACGCCAGCAGATGGCGGAAGTAACGACATCATCACGTTTACCGTTGAGTTCAAAGTATCTGATGGCACTACTGTTCAGGTTGTTAATACGGACGCTACACCTTCAACGCCTTTGGTATTCTCCAAAGATCTACCAGCGACTAAATCTGCCGATGCAGACAACGACGTCGTTCTTGATGTTGATGTAACAGGCGGTCGCCCTACTTACAGCTACAAATGGTTCCTTGGCAGCACTCAGATCGATTCAACTGCAAACCCTACGGCGGTAACAGCCACGCTCTTGCTGCTTGGCGTTACAACCGCATCGAGTGGTAGCTATCGCTGTGAGGTCACGGATAGCGACGGAAATAAAATCACCTCAACTCCCTGCGTTCTCACTGTTACCGCATAGCGAACATTACAAAGGCTGTCGGCTGGCAGCCTTGATAATGACCGTTGATCAGGAAATATCATGACCGCTTTGAGAGAAATTGGCGAAATAGGCATCAGTGACAGCCGAGAAGGCGGAAAAGATTACTTGTTACGACCGTCTTTCGAGGCAATGACAAGGATCGGCGAGCCGCATGAAATTGTTGAGATATACGCTGATATTCATGGCCGCGAGGCGGAAACATTACTCGCGGTCTGTACAGATGCTTTTGGCGGTTTACCTGACTGGATGGGGCCAGCGATGCGCAGGGTTTCAGATCGCCTGCTAACAAAAGCCATAGATGTTTTACAGGCTTGCTCAGACGAAGATTTAACGCCGATTGTTGGCCAATGGGATGAGGTTGAAGGAAAGCTTTCTTATTCGCCCGGCCTCATGCCTCAGTCAGATATTGTCATCTTTGCTCAGCATCTATTACAGCATGGCGTAACAGGGAAAGCGAAGACGCGAAAACTCCAGCGCCATGAATCATCAGGCGGTACTACAGAATTTAACGCCATTGAATACATCAACGCAGCAAGGATCCACTTCAGCATAAGCCTGGATGAAGCGCGTTGTTTGACCATGACTGAATTTCAGGCGTTGCTGTCAGAGAAATATCCGAACCAGAAAGGCCTAACCAAAGAAGAATACAGCGCAGTTGCTGATGATTTTCTGGCTAAACAGGCGGCAAGAAGGGCCGCAGAGAAGAAATAACTCCCGGCTATTGCGTGGGATAATCCACAGGAGAAATATCAATGGCTGGTGAGGAACAAGTAGGCAATATCGTCTATCAGGTGCAGATGGATGTTGCGAATCTGATTGAGGCCCAGCGCAAAGTAAATGAGCGCCTTGAGAAGATGAGTGGCGGAGCGTCAAAAGCAGCCAGTAAGTTTGACCAGCTCCAGACCAGCATAAACAAAGTCGCCGGGGCCATAGCAGCATCGATAGTTGTAGACTGGGGGCGTGCTTTTCTTGTTGCTGCTGACAATATGAGTCAGCTCAACGCGCGCATTGAGCGTCTTACCGGTAGCGCTGCAGCGGCATCGCAGACGATGCAGAATCTGATGCGCATAAGCTCGGCAACTGGCGGTTCGCTGCAGGACACGGCGAAGCTGTGGGAAACCCTCAGCACTGCACTACGAGATACCGGCGCAACGAACGGCCAGATTATTCAGCTCACCGAGACGCTTCAGAAAATCGGACGCATCGGCGGATCCTCATCAGAAGAAATGGCGAATGCTCTCCGCCAGTTCGGCCAGTCAATTTCATCCGGCACAGTCCGGGCGGAGGAGTTCAACTCCATCCTTGAGCAAATGCCGGAACTGGCGCGCCAGATTGCCGCCGGGATGGGCGTAAGTATCGGAGAACTTCGCCAGCTGATGCTGGACGGGAAACTTACGGCAGAAGATGCTCTCAACGCCATTCAGAAGCAAACCGGCTCAGTGAATGCAGAGTTCGAGAAACTCCCGCGTACGCTTTCTCAGGCCAATACCGCGCTTACAAACTCATTCCTGTCGATGATCGACTCTGTTAACCAGGCGACTGGAGCAAGCACAGGGCTGGTTGCGGTTATCGACTCAATGACTGCTGCGCTCGACCGGCTGGTGGGTAAAGCGGCGTCGGCAGATGCTCAGATATCGGATCTGAACAGCACTGCGGAAATGTTCACGCGTCGGGCGCGTACCTGGTCCTGGCTTGGTCTTGATGGCTGGGAGGCGCAAAACAAAGCGCTGGCCGGGCTGAGCAATAAAGCCGCCATGCTGGTTGGCGATCTCGCCGCTGTAACCAAAGCATCGCAAACCGCAGCTAATACAAAGCCGATCGAGATTAAAACGACCAACTCCGGCACTGGCAGCAAAGCGAAAGGCGGTAAGTCCGCAGCCCAGAAAGATGCTGAGCAATACGCCAAAGCACAGGAGTCCGTTAACCAAAAACTGGATGAACTGAAGCAAAAGGCCGAGCTGTCAGCAGGGAGTGTAGGCGAACTGTCGCGCGCCCAGGCAGTACTAAACGCACAGCAGTCGCTCGGTAATACTGCTTCGCAAGAGCAAATCATGCTCGCCGGGAAACTGGCAGGAAAAGCCTGGGATAATGCGAATGCACTGCGCGAGCAGGCGAAGGCAGAACGGGAACGCACTGAAGCTGCAAACAAATTCAGCTCTATCCAGGGTAAGACCAGCAAAACCGCTGGCCTTGATAGCCAATACCAGAAAGACATTGCTGACATCCAGTTATATGCCCAGTTATACCCACAAAAAATTGGCGAGGCAGAAGCCGCCCGCGCTGCTATCGAACAGCAATATCGGGATCAACGTAACGCGGCGTTGTGGGAAGAATGGGCGCAGCAGAACGCGGCCACACAGGCAGCGGCTGCGGCTTTCGATTCACTCGGTTCGGTTGCCAGTAACGCGCTGACGGGCATTGTCGCCGGAAGTATGTCGGCCAGCGATGCAATGCGCAGCATCGGCATGACCGTGCTCAACAGCGTGGTCAACTCGTTCGTTCAGATGGGCATTGAGTGGGTTAAGTCGGCCATTATGGGCCAGACGGCCACTACTGCGGCGGTTGCAGCATCCACCACCGCACAGGCAGCAGGCATCGCAACCACGACGGCGACTTCGACGGCAGCGGCAGCGGCTACTACGGCGGCATGGACACCTGCGGCCATTATGTCCTCCGTGGCTTCATTCGGTGGAGCTGTTGCTATTGGCCTTGGCGCGATGGCTGGCATCCTGGCACTGTCAGGAAAACGTAAAAACGGCGGCCCCGTCTCGGCTGGTGGGATGTATCAGGTCGGAGAAGGTGGGATGCCTGAGATTTACCAGGCCAGTACCGGTAAGCAGTACATGATACCGGGCGACAATGGCAGGGTGATCAGCAATAAAGAAATGACAGCCGGTGGAGGTGGTGGGGTGGTAATCAACATCCAGAACTACACGTCATCGTCCGTTGATGCACAGGCTGGCACTGATGCAAATGGAGGGCTTACCGTTGATGTCATTGTTGCAGACCTGAACAATGGCGGCCCAATCAGCAGCGGTATAACCAGTAACTTCAATGTTAAACGCACGCCAAGGGGGCAGGGCTGATGCCAATTATCGACTATCCCGACTGGCTGCCGCTGGCGCAGAAGGCCAGCAAAAACATGACGCTCGATACCGGGTTCCAGACCGATCAGCCAGCGGTCGGCCCGGCTATCTTTGAGAACCAGACCGACGACCTGAAAGTGACCTGGTCTCTGACGTGGATCTTCACCCTGGCTGAGGAGCGAGCTTTCCAGCAGTGGCTGCGCAGCCCGAACTATCTCAACCGGGGACTGAACTGGTTCCGGATGAATATCAATCTGGGCGGTAGTGGCCTGCAACTCCAGGAACTTCACTTCACGCAGATGCCAGTGCAAACCAGTATCGACGGCGGGGTGGTAACCTGGACAGGAACCGTTATTGCCAACCATCTGTACAACGCTGACGACGAGTTTGACGACGTAATTGTTGAGCTGCCGCCGCCGTGGCCTTCAGTGCTTGATATCGTGGTGACTGGCTATCCGGACGGACGCGATCCGGAATCACTGCCGAGGGTGCCGTAATGCCGAGCTTCAGGGAGTACAAGCAGCAGCGACCGACTCGAGGCCTTTACGACACTATCACGTTCTACCATCCATCATTTGGCTACGTCCGCCTTGTCGATAAGCAGTTCTTCCCGAAGACGCTCGGCGGCCAGACGTACACGCCCGCGCGTTTTGAAATCGAAGAGAGCCAGCAGAGCGGTACGCCGGTGATCGATGCGACGGTGAAGTTAGGGCGGCTTTCGTCTGACATCAAAGCTCTCATGAAGCAGTGGAAGGGAGCGGCTCGGCTAACAGCTATTACGGCCACGCGTCAGATCTTCGACAGCGGCGACGTGTCTGTGCCGATTAAGTCCTGGCAGCTTTACGTCAAGACGGTGGACATCGATGCCGACGCCGCATCGGTCACTCTGTCTGTCACCAACCCGCTGAACAACAACATCGGAAGGCTCTATGACCCAACGGAATACACTGGCCTTCAGTACCTCTGATTTTATCAGCAGGATGATCGGCGTGCCGTGGGCTAACCGGGCCTGTTCGTTCGAAAAGGTGGATTGCTGGGGGCTGGTGGTGCTGTATTACCGGCACGTTCTCGGTATAGAGCTGCACCAGACACCGGACTACGAAGCCGGTGAGGATTTCTTCACCTGCTATCAGGGAGACGTCGTTTTCTGGCGCAGGGTCGATAAGCCGGTGGAGGGTGGGATATTCGTCGGGTGCCGCGGCGCGCAGCCGGCACACGTTGGGCTGGTGGTTAACAGGCAGGCGCTGCATTCACGCGGCGAGAACGGAAGCGTACGCATGGACTCGTTGCTGGTCATTCAGCGGGCATTCACCAAAGTGGAGTTTTTCGAATATGGCGCTGGTTGAGATATCTAATTTTCCAGGAACGCCCAAGCTGCGTTGCAGGGTGCCAAACGGCACCCTTTTTTATGACTGGCTGGCGGCCAATGACGCTACCTTTCACCGCGATCTGCTGATCGTCCGCAACGGCGTAAAGCTGGGCGACGATGATGAGCTGGCGTTTGAACTGAGCGAGCTGGACCACATACAGATATTCGACCAGCCAAAGGGCATTGTCGATGACATCCTGAGCCCGATCTTTAAAGTGGTTGGTCAGGTATTTTCTTTCCTGGCGCCGAAGCCCGCTATAGCAAACAACGGCGGTAATACCGTCGACTCGCCCAACAATAGTTTGACCGGTCAGACAAACACTGCGCGCGTTTACAAGGCCAAGCCGGACATTTATGGGCAGATTCGTTCGTTCCCGGATCTGATTCAGGAATCGGTATTTGAATACGTTCACCAGACTTCCACAGACGGCGGCCTGAAGTACGTCACTGAATGGATGTGTATCGGGATTGGCAAATACGATTACGAGTCCGTGCGTTACTCAGAATCCAGCCTGGGCTCTCTGGCCGGTGCAGAATTTCAGTTCTTCCAGCCTGGCGAAGTAATCCCGCAGATCGTCGAGGGATACGGGTTCGATGACGTCGACGGGCAGGAGGTGCCGGGGCAGAACGAGGCCAGTGATTTCCCGGTTGAAACAGCAACGGCAAACACGGTGGTCAGCGGAACGTATTCCGGCGGACAGATAGCGATGAAAATCGTGAAACAAGCCGAGTTCGACTATTTCATGGGGCTGGTTCTGCCGCACGCGGTTACCTTCACCATCAACGTGACGTACAGCACCGCCTCCGGCAGCGTCACCACCGACGCGACATTCTCCGGTACGCTGATCTCCGCCGTTGAAACAAACGATGGCGCGGTGGTGAATCCGGTGCGCTGGTACACGTTTACGATGAACCAGCTGGAGGGGCCGCAGGACATCCCAGCGAATGCCACGATCAACACTACGAAATTCATCCTGAACGATAACGAGGCGCTGGTGGTTGGACCGTTCTTTTCCCCGGTAGAATCAACTCAGCTGTGGCTGCATACCCAGTCCAGCCTCGGCGGGAAGAAAGAGACCAACTGGAAGGTTGTCATCTGGAAAATTGACGACGACTACAACCAGGTACCGGGAACGCAGCAGACATTCACGTATCGGCAGACGACGCCTCACCAGTCGACCAGCGAAGTGTTTTACCGAACTGACAAGATCACTCCGATCGGAGGTTTCGGGAAGTACGCGGTCAGCTTCCAGCGCACGGATAACTCCGGCGACGCGTCACTGCTGAAGGTCGAAGAGATCCATAGCATCAACATCCGTACGAATGTCGTTCACCCGACCGACACGCTTGTGCGAGTAAAAGTCCGCGCGACAGAGAACGCTCTTGGCAGCCGCGAGCGCAAATATAACGCACTTGTGACGCGCCAAACCATTACGTACGACCTGGACACGCAGACGGTGGATTACACCCTGAGGCCGTCGCGCTCGTTCGCTGATGCAGTGGCTCACACCTGGCTCATCATGGGTGAGCAGCCGGTAAGCAGCATTGACCTGTACGGGCTGTACTCGATCGCCGAAAGCCTGCCTGATGAGCGACTGGGCTACTTCGACTACACGTTTGACGACGAGAACGACTCACTCGGCGACCGCGTGCAGGCGATCTGCAATGCGGCGTCGGTGGTGGCGTACTGGGATGACGGCGTGCTGACGTTTACTCGAGACCAGAAGGTTGATTACCCGGCGGCCGTATTCAACCGGGCGAACATGAAAACTGACGAGTACAAAATGACATACGAGGCCACGCTTCCTGGCGGCTACGACGGCGTACAGGTGTCCTACGTCCACCCGACCACGAACAATAAGACGTACATCAACTACCGCGTGCTGAACGGCGCCATAGTCGAGCAGGAAGCGGAAAACCCGAACAAGCTGGAGATAGTCGGCTTCCGTAACGAGTACCAGGCCCGAGAACGAGCTCTGCGAGAAACCAAGCGCCTGATTTACTCACGCGTGAAGATGAACGCCAAAGTGTTCGAAGACGGCATTATCCAGGTCGGCAGCGTTATTCAGATGCCTGATATCTACGACAGCAACCAGCAGCAGGGTTACATCACCGGACGCTCCGGGAATAACTTTGATACCAGCGAGCCGATCACATTTACTGGGGATATGTATGTGCTTGTCACCGACAGTATGGGCAACCCGACCCTGCGCTATCCGGCCACGTCCCGGAGTGACACGAAGTATGGTTTCACTGCGGCAATACCCAACATTCAGCTCAACATATGGAACGGAGACACTGTCCAGCTCCCGTCGCGCTATCTCATTGCGACAGTGGAGGAGTTGAACAGTCAGCTATGGACGGTCAACAGCATCAAACCGAACACAGATAACACGGTATCTCTGACTGTCGCGGAATACAGCGACGCCATCTATCAATAAGAACCGTCCCCGACCAACCAGACCCGGCCACCGTGCCGGGTTTTTTTATGGAATCAATATGGCTACGCAACCTACCAATTTGCCTGTCCCAAGTGAATCACCGCGCGATCTGAAATTTAACGCCGGTAAGATTGACGAGTTCGTTACGTCTTTGGCGCTGCAATACATTGATCGATTTGGTAATCCACATTACACCATTGAAGGCCTGCGCTGGCTCGCACAGCAGGCTATTGCTCAATATGGATGGATTCCAGTAGGAACATTCCAGGCCGGTGCAACGTTAACGCTTCCTAATCAGATCCTTAAAGATACAACTGATGGCGAATATTACCGCTGGGATGGTTCATTTCTACCGTCAGGTAAGATCGTGCCGAATGGTTCTACGCCTGGATCCACTGGAGGTGTTGGGACAGGAGCATGGCTCTGTGTTGGAGATTCAACCCTCAGAAGTATGCTGGCAAGCTCAGTAGGTGCTGCGGCTATTGGATCTGCATCCGATGCAACGGCGCAGGACTATTTTACAGCTGCCGATTTAAACACTGTTACAGCACTTATGGTTTCAAGCCTTGCACCACAAATCAAGGTAGTGCGCACCTCTGGCTACTACGATATTTTTGGTAAGCGCGATATCTGGGTGCGATCTGCCGAAACGGCAACCCCAAGCCAGACACCGCTTCATCTTAACAAGCTTGCGGTTTCTGATGCTGCGGGGGCGGTTTGGTATCTTGATATATCTGATGGAGAGGTGTGTTTTGATTCGATAGGCGCAAAAGGAACTGGATTAACAACTGATGATGACTGGTCATATCTTGAGTTGGCACTGAAAAACGCAGAACAAGGTACCAACAGAGTAGTGAAAGGGAATAAATCTGCTTACTACTTTTCTAAACCAATCCTTATGAAAACAGGGAGGCATCTGGAATTTAATGCGAAATTCGGAGTTGATATCACCTACGGTGGACAATTACTTTCATCAATTGACGCTCCAAATGCGACGACTCCTGTAGGTGTTGGTTATACCTCCACATTCACAGACAAACAAGCTCAGATCGTGGTTGCACACGCGTCGGATCAGTTTTCCAGATACTGGTCAATAAAGAACTGCTATATAAAAAACGCCAACAATGCCTCCTCAGCTTACGCAATCTATTGCCCGTTTGGGAATGCATTTGATTTAAAAAATGTTTGGTCGATTGGAGGTCTTGTAGGCTTTGACGCGAGGAATATCTACACATACTCGTTAAATGGATGTTATTTCGCAGCTCCAACAGGGGTTACAGGAACTGTTGGTATAAACGTTACACCTATTCAGAATGGTCTCGGGTCAGGTACATCAGGTACATTTGAGCGTGTAGGTATTGTCGGTTACAAGTATAGCTGGATTCTTACCGAGATGAATTATACATCTCTGACTAGTTGCTACAGTGAAGATTTGAGAACACGTTACGCTTTTTCCATTGCGCGGTGCAACGGAGTGAACATTAACACTTATGGAATTGAAAACCTGACCGTGGTTTCCGGTGATGGACGACTTTGCGCTATTGTAGATAGCCAAGTGACATTTAACGGACTTCAGGCATCGTACAACATCAACTTATCTGGCGTTAGTGCAATAACTGTTTCAGGTAATTCGCAGGTAACCATTAATGATCTATTCATCGTTGCAGTTGGTTCCGCCTTTGTCCCGCTTCAGACTGACAATACCTCTCGCGTCCGTATGTTTGGTTTTAAGTCAACTGGGCCGACGCCATTAGCTAACAATATAGGATCACAAACAATCATCTATGCTGACCAGGGCAGGACTGAATGTATAAGCTTTCCAGGGAACTGGAATGGCGGCTTCCTGAGAATTGGGGCTATTAGATTATGGGATGATGGCACAGGGCTTCGCATCAAGCGAGGAACTGACCCTTCAAACGTGTCAGATGGTTCTCCACTGTAATTTTTTCCCCAGCCATGTCCGCTTGTGCGGTCATGGCTTACCCACTCATAATCATCGAGCAACTACTTACCCCAAATCGCTTGCCTCATCCTACCCACTGTGTGAAAATTTGCCCCCTAAGTTAACACTGTCTAAATATGATAAATACTTCAATGTCAATGGATAATCTGAATATAAAGGCTATAATTCCGCAAGTTTTATTAGCCTTGATAGGACTAATTGCTGCATTGCTGGCATTTTCGCCAGGGATAGTTAGCAGCGACGCTGTAGTTCAATATCAGCAGGGTGTAAGCTTTCACTTCAGTGACTGGGCTCCACCGATCATGAGCTTCATATGGTCTTTCACTGATAAGCTGCTACCAGGCTCCTTTGGCATGTTATTGCTACAGTGCCTTTTTTATTGGGGGGGATTTTTCCTTCTTTCATTGGCAATACCTCCTTCGAACAAAAAGTTATCATTGGCAGTTATTGCTGTAGGATTTATGCCTTTTGCTCTTGGTACATTAGGACATATTTGGAAAGATGTTTTCCATGCCGTAATTTGGTTATTTGCTGTTGGTTTAATTTGCGTTGGATGGAAAACTAAGTCGGCATGGAAGTTCAATTTCATAGCGTCAGGCTTTCTTCTATTTCTAGGTAGTATGTTCAGGTTTAACGCTATTTTTGGGTTATTACCACTTGTATGGCTTTTGCTTTGCAAAGTTAATATTAATGTTTGGAAACGATGGGCAATCATATGTTTAGCTTTCCCAATGTGTGCAATTATTCTGACATCTTTTTTCAACTATAATATTTTGCACTCTACAAAAACCAAGGCATTTCAGTCTCTCATTGTGTATGATCTTGGTGGCATAACTCATTTTGCAAACAAGAACTATTTTCAGGAACAATGGAGTAGCACTGAAGAGAACACTGTGATAAAGACTTGCTACGACTCAAGATCTTGGAATAACTATGCGTGGGGGAACTGTAGCTTTGTTTTGAAGAAGCTAGTTGCATCCGGGGCGTGGGATGATGGATCCCTTATGAAGAAATGGGTCGAGGCCATCTATCATGAGCCTGTCGCATACATTCAGCATAGGTACCAGAACTTTATGGTCCTCCTGTGGCAGCCAGGCGGAATTCTTGAGGACGAAACAGCGTCTAACACCTTTGGGTTTAAGTATGAAAAAACACCACTTTTTAACGTGCTCCAAAATGTTACTGACTCGTTAAAAGATAAATTCATCTTTAAACCTGGTTTCTGGCTTATCGTATCCCTAATATTTTCCGTTTATGGTTTGCTTAATTGGAAAAGTGAACTTGGAAGTTTGATCGTTTCATTGAATACCTCAAGTTTTTTGTATCTTCTTGCATATTCATTTGTGGGCGTTGCTTCTGATTTTAGATATGCCTATTGGTCCATCCTGGCTACATCTGTAAGCGTTCCATTCATTTTGCTTTCTATCAAAAATAGAAAAATTAATCGAGGTTAG